ACTGGGGTTTATGGATTACGACTTGCTGGTGCAGCGTCAACAACAATGACCGTTGAAGTTGATGGTATTGTAAGTCAAACTGTAGGAACAGGTGCTACTGCTTTAGGTAGAATCGTCAACTACGATCCAGCAACTCAAGTATTGCAGTATTGGCAAGATAGATCAGTTGCTTCTGGTGACGCAAATTCCCTTTCCCAATTCGCACTAAATAGATTCACGGCTTCCCCTGCTACAGGCGGGAGTTTGAACGTTGTTGTAAAAACAACAGGGGGTACAGAAACCCTTGCAATTGATAATACGTTTACAGGAGTTTCTACTACAGTAAACAATAGAGCATATTATTTCGGTCAAACATTTACCTCTGGTATTGCTTCCCCAGAGATTAAGAAGTACTCAGGAGATATTATCTACCTTGATAATAGACCTGAAGTCACAAGAGCAACTAACCAACGTGAAGATATAAAAATTATCTTAGAATTCTGATACGATGCCACAGAACACCAACCTAAACGTCAGTCCATATTTCGACGATTTTGATTCTGAAAAGAATTATAATAAAGTCCTATTCAAACCCGGAACTCCCGTTCAGGCAAGAGAACTAACGACTTTGCAATCTATTTTGCAAGGGCAAATAGAGAAGTTTGGAAAACATATATTCAAAGAAGGATCAATAGTTATACCTGGTAAGTTCAACTATGACTTTGACTACACATATGTCAAGATAGAATCTACATTTTTTGGTGTTCCTGTAGAAGGCTATTACTCACATCTTGTTGGACTACGTATCAAAGGTAAAGACTCTGGTGTTACAGCGAAGGTTATAAAAGTATTATCACAGACAGAGTCTGTAGAGCAAGCAACAACTCTTTATATCAAGTATGAGGGTAGTTCTGATGATTTGACTCGTGATACATTCCTTGATGGTGAAAATCTGATTACATTATCTACGTTCACCTATGGAGTAACAACAATTGAAGAAGGATCTGACTTTGCTACTGCGACTACTTCAAATGCTACTGGTACTGGTAGTGCTTTTACAATTGTCAGAGGTGTATTCTTCGCTAGGGGTGCTTTCGTAGAAGTAAAAACTCAATCTATGATACTAGATCAGTATTCTAATACTCCTAGTTATAGAGTTGGTTTCAATGTTGTAGAGAGTATTATAACTGCTGTAGATGATGATACTTTATACGATAACGCTGCTGGATTCAGTAACTTTACTGCACCTGGATCTGATCGTCTGAAGATTGAACTAAAACTTACTAAAAAACTTACAACAGACTTCAATGATGAGAACTTCATTGAACTAATGAGGGCACATGAAGGTGAAGTAAGAAATATTGTTGATAGAACTGTATATTCTGAGTTGGCAAAGGAGTTTGCACGTCGTACATACGATGAAAGTGGAAACTATTATGTCACTAAGTTTGATATAGAAGCAAAAGAAAGTCTGAATGATAGGTACTCTACTTTCGGTCAGTTTACTGCAAATCAAATTACAGAAGATGGAAACAAACCATCAAAAGATTTACTATGTCTCCGCATAGGTCCAGGTAAAGCATTTGTGAAGGGATATGAGACACAAGTGATGGGTAACGCATTTGTTGATGTTGTAAAACCCAGAACTACCAAGACTATTGAGACAAGAGCAATACCTTTCGTAGCAGGAAATAGACTTAGAGTAAACAATGTATTATCTGGTGCTCAAATCAAAATGGACACCACAGATACTATAGAACTTAGAGATGCAAGACTAGAATCTACTAAATCCAACTCTGTTGGTAATGTGATTGGTAGAGCAAGAGTGTATGATTATAAACTTCAGAACTCCGGTTATAGCAATAATTCATCAGTATATGAGTTGTTCATGTATGACATAGTAACTGATACATCAATTACAATCAACAATGCAATATCTCAAAATGCTCCTGCACTTATAGAGGGTTCTAGATCTGGTGCTAGAGGTATGCTGAAGTCTGATGTATCTAATTCATCAACACTAACACTATCTGAGACTTCTGGTAAGTTTGTAAATGGTGAACAAATTATAATAAATGGTGTAACACAAGGTCTTATTATAACTGCTACTACAGAGTATGATATATCTGATGTAAAATCTGTCAGAGGAACTGGTGGTGGTAGAACATTTACTGCTGACGTTTTACTAGAAACAAAAACTGATTATGGTGCAAGAGGATTTTCAATTAGTGCTCCATCTGGTGGTGTAAGCACACTATCATCTAGTGGTACAGGTTGGGCAAAATTCTTGAAGGTTGGTGATATCATAGAATACACTCAGAGTGGTGTAAACCTTCCTTGTTACCATAAAGTTACTGCTATAGCTGCTACTGGTCTAACTGCAACTGTAGATGATGTTGCTGACGTATCAAATGTATGTGATGGTACACTTCCAACAGGTGCTATTGCAGTCAGTGGATTGAAAGTTGTTTCTGGTCTACTAAGAGAATCAAAAGATGCTTTCTTATCAGCAGATATGCCACACAATTATGTTGCGTCTGTTGATCTTACTGATTCTACTCTCTTTGTTCGTGAAGAGGTGGTAAATCTAACATCTAATAGTGGAGGTCAGATGGATCTACCTTCATTGATAGGTACAGAATTTGTGTATGCAGGATTTGATGAGGAAAGATATAACATCATGTACAATGATGGTAGTGTAGAGGATCTAAAATCTGATCAATTTGTATTGACTAATGGTGGTAAAGGTGCAACTATATCTGGTTTGACTGCTAACCAATCATCTAATGTTGATGTACATGTAACTAAACAGAAGTCTAAAGTTACATCTAAATCAAAGACACTTGTAAAGTCAGGTGAATTGGTGGTTACTGGTTCTAAGAATGCTGGTGCATCTGGAGATGGTTCTGGTCTTACAACAAGTGCAATATATGGTAAGAGAGTACAAGATAGAGAGATATCATTAGACGTTCCTGATGTTGTTGAAGTTCATGCTGTATTTGAATCATCAAATGAGGGTGATCCAACAATACCAAAGATTACTATGGCATCTTTCACAGGTCCTAGTAGTAATAACTCAGATATTATCGTTGGAGAGGTAGGTATAGGTAAGTCCTCAGGTTGTGCAGCGTACGTTCTAGCACGTTCTGGAGCAGATGGGGTAGAAATATGTGTCAAGAACTCTAAGACCTTCATAGAGACCGAGGAGATATCATTTGACACCTCTGGTGTAAAAGCAAATATCTCTGTTGTCTCACCTGGCGATCCTAATATTCGTTCAAACTTCTTGTTAGATAATGGTCAGAGAGATGAGTATTATGATTTTGGACGTCTAGTAAGAAAAGGAACTGCTGCTGAACCAAATGGTAGAATAAAAATCTACATGGATCATTACACTATAAATTCTGAGGATTCTGGTGATTTAGTTACAGCATCATCTTATGAAAAGACACAATATGATTCTGTTCCTACATTGAATGGTCAGAGAAATACTGATATCATAGATTTACGTCCACGTGTTGCTAATTACAGTGGTTCTAGATCTCCATTTGAGTTTGCTTCAAGAAACTTTAGTGCTACTGGTCAGTCATGTGCTGTTTTAGAGAGTAATGAGAATATAACATTTGATTATGACATCTATCTTGGTAGAAAAGATAGGTTATACATCAATCCTAATAGTAGTTTTACTGTTGTAGAAGGTACACCAAGTGAAAACCCTGTGTTACCTGATGTTATCAACGGTAGTTTCTTACTAGCAGATATTGAGTATGCACCTTATGTGTATAACGCTCGTGGTGAAGTCAAAATAGACTACAAAGCAAACAGACGTTATACCATGAAAGATATTGGTAAGTTAGAGACTAGAATTGAGACATTGGAAGAGGTCACATCTCTATCACTTCTTGAGACTAAGACATCTGCACTTACTATCAAAGATCCAACCACTGGTCTTGATAGATTCAAGAACGGTTTTGTTGTAGATCCATTCAACAATTATGATATAGCAGATAAGACACAGACAGAGATAAAATTTGAAGTAGAAGGTGGTAAACTTACTGCAAGAAAACATCGTGATGCCATAGATCTTCTTATGGGGTCAAACACTGTAGTAGGTTTGACTGGTGCACCTGATCCTACAGTAGATCCTAGATTTGCTACTGATCTAAATTCACCTAACGTCAAGAAGACTGGTAATGTGGTTACTCTTGATTACTCTGAGGTAGAAGATAGAAATCAACCATTCGCTACACGTCTTGAAAGTGTGAACCCATACATGTATAGAGATTGGAATGGTAGGTTACATCTTGATCCAGATCAGGATGTTTACATTGATAGAAATCAAGTATCCATAGAACAAGGTGTTGGATTCTCTAATGACTTCTATTCACAGACTGAACCTCAACCATTCATGCGTGAGCAAAATATTGAGTTCAATGTAACTGTTCTAAAACCTGACACTAATCATTTCGCTTACTGGTCTGGTACAGATATGATTGAAAATTCATATGTCGTACCAAAACTATTAGAAGTAACACCTGTTAGTGGTTCATTTGAGGTAGGTGAGACTGTAAGAGGTCTTGCTGTATCAACACAGAACGCAAGTCAGGGTGAGGATATAAGATTTAGACTTTGCACACCAAACCATAAAGCAGGTGCTTTCTCTAGTCCTAATCTTGTATACAATATAAACCCATACAGTCCTACAGTTGGATTATCATCTTCTTATTCTGAGACATCTACAGTCTTGAACGTTGACTGTGCGTCATTGAATCAGAAATCAGATGGTAACTTCTTCGGATTCATCACCAATGGTATGCTTTTGATAGGTGAGAATAGCGGAGCACAAGCAACTGTATCTAATGTCAGATTGGTAAGTGATGACATTGGAACATTACAGGGTTGTTACTACATCCCACCAAGTACATTCCAAGATGGTTCTAACGTTGCATTGATTACGCAAGTAAAACCTGAGAATAGAATACCTGGTAAAAACATATCGAATGCAGAGCAAGAGTTCTTCTCAGAAGGATTTGAAATTACAGAAACAACTGTAATAAGAACAGAACCAAACCTTCCTGTTCCTGTCATCAACAATATTACTAATGTTACCAATAATATCACTAATATAAGCAATATAACAAATGTCACTCATGTAGAAGATGACCCACTATGCCAGAGTTTTGAAGTCGGTGAAGACAATGGTATATTCATGACTGGTGTGGACTTATTCTTCCAGAGTAAATCTGAAGTTATCCCAGTAAACGTCCATATTGTTACTCTTGAGAATGGTTTCCCATCTCAAAAGATAATGAAGAATAGTCAAGTTGAACTACAACCATCTCAGGTCAATACATCTGATGATGGAACAGTTCCAACTAGATTCCAATTCCCTGCACCTGTGTATCTACCACGAGGTGACTATGCAATCTATCTCGGATCTCCATCTGCTGATTACGATGCATGGATATCACAAGTTGGTGAGAATGATATAACAACTGCTAATCTCAGTCAGTTCCAGCAAATTGTTGTATCTAAACAGCCCACACAAGGATCACTATTCAAAGCACAAAGTAATACTACATGGACTGCTTCACAGTTAGAAGACTTAAAATACACAACACATAAAGCAAAATTTGTAGAGGGTGATGGTACAGTTAGACTCTACAACCCACAATTAGGCAAGTACAATGAAAGAAACAAACTCGGAGAAAACCCAATCGAAACATTCTCCAAGCAAGTCTTTATCGGACTTGGATCAGGAACTGACACTCCGTTCATCACAGAAGGAACAATTATATCGCAAAGCAATAACACGACTGCACGAGGAGTTGTTGGTGCAAAACTCTCTGCGATCTCACAAGCAGCGAACTCACTCTCAATCACCAACGGTGGAGCAGGATACGAAGACAACAACTACGAAGTAACACTCTCTGCCATTACAGGTAAGGGTACTGGTGCTATAGGTATTGTAACCGTATCATCTGGTGTAATCACACAAGCAACCATCAAGGGTGATAATACAGGTAAAGGATATAACGTAGGTGATACCTTGACTGCAAACTTAGGTTCTAAGGGATTGGGACAAGACTTGATACTTACTGTTGGTGTTACCACTGTAACCAATGCACTACAACTTACAAACTGTTCTGGTGCAGACTTCAATACTTCTGATACTATCACTATCATACCTTCTGCTGGTGCAGGAGCTGGTATAGCATCAGCCCAGAATGCTATCATTCCTACAACAGTGACAGTAGATTCCAATCAGTATGATGGACAACACTTCAAGGTATATCATCCAAATCATGGTCATCATGATATTGGATCTGTAGTAACATTTGATAATATCACTGGTGATTCAGTACCAACAAAACTTACTGTAGGATATGCTGCTAGTGTTACATCTAATGTTTCTGTGGCAAGTTCTACTGGATTCAACTTCTTTGAAGGTGCTCAAGTCTCCGCAAGTAATCCTGGTTACGCATTGATAGGAGATGAAATTATAGAGTATACCTCAGTTGGAACCAATCTTCTATCGGGCACAATACTACGTGGTGTCGATAGTAGTCTCGCTAGTGATCATGCGATCAATGACCCAGTGCAGAAATATGAGATGTCTGGTATATCTCTTCGTAAGATAAACAAGGCACATAATATAACAGATACAAATTCTATACCAGATCAGATCTCACTTGATCACTACTATGTCAAGATAGGTGGAACTAAACTGTTCAACAAAGATAAAGTTGGTGGTGGAACTAGAGGACTAGCAACTACCAATATCATATTTGACACAGTCAATCCAAACATCAGTCATAGTGTACCTGTTGGTACTAAGATTACTGGTAAAGTAAGAACCATCACAGGTAAGAGTGTTGGTGGTACAGAGACACCTTACTTAGATAAGGGATTCCAAGATATCTCTCTATTCGGTAAAACTAATCTTGGATCAACAAGAATGATCGCTACTAGGGAAGTAGAAACAGCGAAGAGTACAATCCTTCCATTGCCTGGTGCTAAATCATTCACATTTGAAGCAACATTGTCATCTGAAGATACCAATGTTTCACCTTCAATCAACGTATTTACAAGTTCTATTCTTACAGAATCAAATCGTATCAATAGACCTATCGTAAACTTCAAGATAGATAACAGATCAAATCTCTTAGAAGATCCACATGACTTTGTATATCAGACAAAAGAGATTGGATTAGAGAACCCATCATCTTCACTCAAAGTGTTATTTGCAGCAATGCGTCCACCTAGTGCTGACATGAGAGTTCTGTATCGCTTG